TTTTTATAGTAACAAGACATAGTTTGGATGATACAGATACAATTATGGTTACTTCTAATTTTAATAAAGCATTTAAAGAGGCTTATGAAGAATGTTATTATGTTGAATGTTGGGTAGACAATGAAGAAAATGATTGTTTGATAGAAATGGATTGTTGCAAGATGGTTCAATCTATTGAGTTAGTTGAAAGATATTGCGGAAATGAACATAAAGAATTATTTAATAGAATGTTACCAATATTAACTGAAAAAAGAAATGAAATTTTTGAAAAACGGGAATTAGAAAAAATTAAAATTGAGAAAAATAAAGAGAAAGAAGAATTAGAACTTCTTGCAAAATTAAAAGCAAAATACGAAAAATAAGATTGTTGAGTTTACAATGTTTATAGGAGTCAAAATGACGATAAAACCGATGTTTTAAATGGTGAGAGGAGGTGAGAAAGTGACAAAGGCTGTAATTATCAAAACAAAAGATGGAACATATCTCATGGGAAATACACAGTGTTCTAATGGGTGTTGGTTTGATGCGGAAGGATGTTTTAAATATTGTAACAATGTCGGCAAAGATGGAGATGCAGAAGATGAAAAAGATTTCTTACGAAAACATCAAAGTAAAAAATTACTACATGCAAGTACACGGATTGGGAATGATTTTGTGATTGAATCAAATTGGTATAAAAATAAAGATAACTTTATTGATATTAAAATTGATATTGATTTAAGACAAGAATATGAATATTAAAGGAGAATTAAAATGACTACATTAGAAATGATGAATGAAGCAGAAAAAACAAATGATACATATATTGCGAGTGACATGAGGTATTCTAAAAAATCAGGATTTCACGATGATTGTGATAAACCTTGGGATGCAGATGCTTTTACACATCTAAATGATGTTATAGATATAAATGATTGGAAGTTATTGACAGCAAAAGAAATGACAATGGAAGAAATTGAAGTGGAGTTAGGTTATAAAATTAAGTTGATTAGATGAACTGTTGATTTTACAGGAGAATAAAACAATTAGAAGGAGAATTAAAATGTTTTGTAAATGAGAAGATGTAAAAGATTATAAAGTGGCAAGTGAAGAGTTGATTGAATTGGTGAGAGAAAGTTTGCCAGATGATTGTACTTCAAGAAATATGGAAGTGCTTGAATTTGAGTTAAATGGATTAAGTTATGCTTTTTGTGAAGTAAAAACAGATGAAATTGTAAGCGATGGTAAATATGAGAATGGTGGAAATACATATCAATTATTAGAATTTGATAAAACGATTATTAGTTATCCATGTACAAAGAGTATTACGAATACATATGATCTATTGGTTTATGTCGGATTTAGTAGGACAGGTTCTTATTATACGGATTGGTATTATGAATATGATAAACCAGAATTACAAAGAGTTAAAGTTGCAACAGTTCCAGAAGAGGTAATTCCAGAACATGATGAAGTTTGTGTCGAGTTCTTGTAAAAGTCATTGATACAATAGAAGAATAAGGAGGAAGTATAGAATGAGAGAGTATATTGGAACAAAAATGATTAAAGCAGAACCACAGGCAAAAAATGGAAAAGAAGGATACAAAGTGGTATATGAAGATAGCTATGTTTCTTGGTCACCAAAAGATATTTTTGAAAAATTTTACAAAGAAAGTTGCAATTTGACTTTTGGTATCGCATTGGAATTATTGAAAAAAGGTAAGAAAATAGCAAGAAAAGGTTGGAATGGAAAAGATATGTTTGTTGTTTATCAGAAAGGTTATCCAAATGGTATTCCTTGTAATATTCAGACGGCAAATGCATGGAAATTAAATGAGGGTGATTTATTCAAATGTGAACCTTATTTGCAGATTAAAATGGTAAATGGATCACATGCAATGTGGGTGCCAAGTATTAATGATGTATTATCAGAAGATTGGGAAGTTGTAGATGATTGAAAGAGGGGAATATACATATTGAGTAAATTTAGAAAGAAACCAGTAGTTATTGAAGCTATGGTATGGGATGGCAGTATTAAAAGCACTCGTGAAATTGTCACATTTATGGGTCAGGATATTGGAACTGATGAAATGAGTAAAAAGAAATTTGAAGAATTTTGTAATATTTGTTGCAAAGGATTTTCGATTTCTACTTTGGAAGGTGATATGAAAGCATCCATTGGAGATTATATTATCAAAGGCATCAAAGGTGAATTTTATCCTTGCAAACCAGATATTTTTGAAGCAAGTTATGAAATTGTAGAATAATAAAACAAGATAAAAGCGATTTTTTATCGTACAAAATCAATCGTCTTATGACGTTGACATAGAGTAACCATGTAATCGCTGCTATAGCGTTTATATAGAGGATTAACACTAAACTATTACATATTACAGGAGGAAACAATTTATGAGTAATCAATTTGAAATGGTTGGAAGATTGACGGTTGGTAAAGAAACAGAAAAATTCAAACCATACAGAGAAGAGACATTTGAAAAATCAGGATGGATGAAAAGGAAATTATCATTCAATGTAATTTCTGGGGATAATAGACATATGTTGACTGTTGACGGGGGTTCATTTAAAGACGGTCATGGAGACGTATTCTTATTTAGTAAAAATACTGTTAATGAATCTGGAGTGAAAGTAAAAGGCTCAAAATTTACAATTCCATTTAAAGAAAGACTCACATCACCAAGACTTGCAGAATGTGCAGAATTTAAGAAATTTGTTTTTGACTTAGAAAAGCCAAACAGAAGATACCTATTGCAGAAATTAGCAGAAGATATCCACGAAGGTAAACAGATTATCGAAGATAGATTAAAAGAAGTTGGACTTGAATTAGAAACAGAAGTAACAGATGCGTTAGAAAAGAGCAAAAAGAGACATCATGAATTTGTATCTGAATGGGATTATGCAGAATTTGTTAAGAAAGTAATTGATTCTGGAAAATACAAAGATAGTAAATTCAAAATTAAAGGTGATATTGTAAATACATATTCTGATGACAAAGCAAGATTTTATAATAATCTTGTTCCATCTCGTATTTATCTTGCAAAAGACGATGAAGAAGAGATGTCTACGGCTACTATCCAATTTATGTATAACAAAGATAGTCTCGATGATGGCAGTGTAGAAGAAAAAAGCAAGTATTATATCAACGGTTTCACTTTTGAATATGAAAGAGGAAGAAAAGCAAATGTACCTTGCCCTTGTACTATTGTTTTGAATGCTCCCAATGAAGAGGCAGATGAAAAAACTAAGAAAGCATTCAATATGTATGTAAAGCAGTTTACAGTAGAAGACGATTCTTGGAAATTACTTGGTGTTGTTGTTAACATGATTAACGGATCTCAGAAAGTAGAAATTGATGAATCTATGCTTACCGAATTTCAGCAAGAAATGCTTATGTTAGGTGAAGTTACATTAGATGAAATCAGAGAAGAAATTGGTGGAAATGTTTATGGAGATAGAGTACAAGAAAATTCATTTTATAAACTGGCAAAAGGATATTCAAAAGGTAGAGAAGATACAGCATATCAGGATGAAGATTTTGAAATTAAACCATTAGAGGAAGCTGTAGTAGATATTTTTGAAGAAGATGAAGATGATATTTAATAAACATTACAAATTACTATGACCTGTTGAAAATATAAGAGGAGAAAATATATGTCATATACGAAACCAAGAATTAACTACATCAATGCGGATATTAAAGATTTAACAATTTATTTAAGAACAACTAAAAAATGGGGTAAATCAACATTATTCAGAAATACGGTATTAGAAAAATATGGTGATCCTTCATACGGATTGTCAATTTGCTGTGGTAATGAAAAAGGAGATAAACTTCTTGACAATTTAAACGTGACAAAAATTCAAACATATAAAGATGCAGTAGAATTAAAAGATTGGCTTATTAAAGAAAAAGGCAAAGAACATAATATTCAAATTATCTCATTCGATACAGTAGATGAATTAGTGCCTATTTTTGAAAAAGAAACAATCAGAACTAGCAATATTGAAACTCCGACTAAAAAAGTAAAGACAATCAATGCTGCAATGGGTGGATATCAAGCAGGACAAGGGTTTACAGCGAATGATTTGATTAAGCCTTATATGAATGAACTACAAGAAGCTGGATTTGGTATTTGGGCAATTTCACATACTAAATTTAAAACCATTAAAGAAAAAGGTGGTCTTGAGGAAGATGGATATATGCAGCTGACATCAAACTTAGTATCAGCATATGAATCTGCTTTTGGAGATATCTTTGATGTTGTATTGACTGGTGTAATTGATAGAGACGTAGAAACAAAAGAAGTTAAAAAAGGTGATAAGACGGAAACAAAAAGATATGCAACAGATTCTGTTAGAAAATTATACTTTAGAGGAACAACATTGATTGATGCAGGTGGAAGATTTGCGTTTGATGCAGTACCAGAATATATGGTATTCAATAAAGAAGATATGGCGGCTGAATTTATTAAAGTTGTTGAAGATGGTATGGAAAATTCAAAGACTGTAAAAGGAAAAACTAAGCCAATTAAAAAAGTTGAAGCAAAACAGGAAGAAGTCATTACAGAAATAGCAGATGAAAAAGAAGAAGATACAATGCCTTTTGATGAAGATAATACAGATGAATTGGATGTTATTGAATCTTCTTATCCAGAAAATTTAGAAGACACAATTCGTACTATGTTTAAAGAATGCAAAGATAAATCTATTAAAGCAGAAGCAAAAGATATTATTACAAAACATGGAAAACTTACAGATGTTCCAGAAGAAGATTTAAAAGTTATTTATGATAAATTAAAATAATTGGATTACATATGACGGGTGGAGAAATCCACCCAAAGTGTAATAAGGAGTGATTATGTGTTAGTAAAGTGTAAAATTTGTTCACAAAAAGTAGATAGAGATGACGCTTATAAAGTAGAAGTAAGTGGGAAGAACAATTATTATTGCAACGAAAATGAATATAAAAATCTGATACAACAAAAACAAGATAAAGACAATGTATATACAGAAATAAATGATATTTTTGGAAGAAAGATTACAAACACAGCAATATTTAAAGAAATTACAGAAATATCAAAAATATATACATATGAAAGAATTTTAGCATATTTAAAATTTAATAATACTTATTTAGGAAGTGTTATGGCAAAAGATTTTTCAAGTGAATATGCTCAGATTAGATACTTTAGTGCAATTCTGAAAAATAGTTTATCAGATTTTAAAATAGAAAATAATTTATACGATAAAGAAATTGTAATTGATATACCAAAAGACAATTTCAAACAGAAAAAACAAAAGAAAACTTTGGCGGATTTTGAAATGGAAGAAGGTGAAGACTTATAGCCAATAATACATTTATTGTTGGAGTAGAAGATAAATACCCTAAAGAGTTATTAAAAGGGAGGATAGGAATTGAAGGTAATGTTATTGGGTGCATATGGAAAGACCCACTTCTTATTGATGAAGCAAGACTAGATACTTATAATTTTTTAACAAAAGATGGAGCTTACTACTTTGCATTAGCAAAGAATTTGAGGCAGAAAGGATTTTATTCTTTTGATGAAGTAACTGTTTTATCTAATATAAGTGAAGAATTAGAAGTTGGATTCACGTCAAGAGGTGGATGGGATGTTATACAAAAACTAATTGATGTACTCAATAATCAAAATTGGGAAACATACTTGGATCAACTATATAGAGAAAATATTATTATTGGATTATACAACGATGGATTCAACGTATTAAAAGAGATAGAGTCAAACGGTAAAAAAATTATACCTTTAAATATGTTTAGAAAAATGGATTCTGAATCAGTATTGGACTGGTATGAGTCTCGTTTAACTTCATATGGTACAGGATACTCTAGCAAGATACTAGATGAAGAAGAAATTGATTTTGACGATGAATGGATTGAAAGTTGTGAGGAAGGGTTAGAAAATGGTGTTCCTTTTGATATTGCTGGAAAGGATGTAAATGGGAATGATATGAGCTGCCTACCATTCTTGTCCAGACAAACAAATGGCTTACTTGATGGAACATTTACAATGCTAGGAGGCTATTCAAGTGTTGGTAAGAGTACCATATGGACTACTATTCTTATGGGACTATTATATCGTGGAAGAAAAATATTGATTATATCAAATGAAGAGAATGTAAAGAAATTCAAAATTAAATTTATGATATGGTTGATTGGAAAACATTGTCGATACTTTAAGCTAACAAAAAAGAAATTAATGAGTGGGGATTTATCGGCAGAAGATAAAAAATACATAGCAATTATTCAGGAATATTGGAGAGAAAATTATAAAGGTAAACTCAAATTCATTTCCATAGCAGATGCAAATATGTCTCTAGTGAAAAAGAAGATTAGAGAAAATGTTTTAAGATATGGATACAATGTCGTTTTATATGACACATTTAAACTTGATTTTGGAGATAGTGATAACAAAGAATATCTTTCTTTGATTAAAGACAGCAGAGAATTAGACTCAATGGGAAAGAAATATAACATAATCATGTTAGCATCATTGCAGTTAGCCATTAACACATTGGGCAAATTATTCCTTGATAGTTCTGTATTATCTATGAGTAAACAGATTAAAGAGGTTCTTGAAGGATTATTACTTATGAGAACGGTTTATGCTGAAGAATTAGATCCTGCAAATAAGAAGATGTATTGTAGACCGTTTAGACTTACAAAGGTAAATGATAAATGGATAGAAGAACCATATGAACCAGATGTAAATGCTGTATGGAGAATGCTATTCGTAGATAAAACACGTTCAGGTTCTAATTCGAGTGATACTGGCTGTGCCTATCTATTAAAGTTTAGTGGAGAACATGGGATTTTTAGGGAAATCTGCCAATGTAGACCTAGACATGGGAGGATTGAATAAATAAGGTGATGTGATATGTTATCAAAAATAAAGAAAGAGTTGTTAGAAAGTCCACAAAAGTTATCAAATGTATTAGAACATTTTGAATATTGCAATATTAAAATAAGTCAAAAATATATCCACTTTGGTAGAGATGGAGATGGAAGTCCAACATCCATTTATATTAAATTGAAATCAAATGACAAATTATATGTTGTGGATTGCCCAAAAAATATATGTTGTGATCTGTTTTCATACATAATAAAGCAAAGAAACGTTGAATTTGAAAATGTTTTAAATACAGTTAAAAATGTTTTAGGGATTCAAGACTATTATGATTATTTTGATAAAAGTTCTGTATTTGGTGGATTTTATGACAAGATTAAAAGAAAAGAAGGCACTAATGTAAAAACATATGATCTTGATATTTTAGACCAGTTTATATATTGTGGGAATCTACGTTTTTTAAAAGATAACATATCACTTCAGGCACAACGATATTTTGGTATAAGGTATGATGTAGATTCTCAAAATATAATAATTCCTATATATGACCAGTTAGGACAGTTAATGGGGGTTAAGTCAAGAGTCAATAAAGAGGTTGATACTACTGAGTCAAAGTATTATTATCCATTTCCATGTCAAATGAGTCAAACATTATATGGATATTCGCACAACTACAAGTATTTGGTTAATAATACAATTTACATATTTGAAAGCGAAAAAAGTGTCATGCAATGTTATTCATATGGAATCAGAAATTGTGTAGCAATAGGGAGTAGTTCAATAAGTTCAAAACAAATAGTAATGTTACTTGAATTGAATCCAACAAAAATTATTTTCATGCACGATGAAGGACTATTATTTGCAACAATTAAAAGAAATATTGACATGATTCAAACTTATCTAAGAATGTCCGAAGTCGAAATAGGATATTGGGACTCATCAGAGGATATAGATATTCCAGAAAAGGCATCTGCTTCTGACTTGAGGAAAGAGAAATTATTACAAATTTTAAATACTCAAATTATTATGACTGGAGATGAGCGATATAAAGAAAAACTACAAGATAATGAATAAGTGTAATGGATTAGATGCAGAAGAAATAATTGAAAAAATACTGGATAGCCGAGGAATCAAAGACGTACAACATTTTCTGAATCCAGAAGAGTCCGACTTAATTCCACTAAAACAGCTTATCGGAATAGATAAAGGAAGAGAGATTATAGAAAAAGGTATCGATGAAGGAAAGAAGTTTGGCATATTTTATGATGTCGATTTAGACGGAATTTCTGCTGGAACGATTGGATATCGGTACTTAAAAAATTATACAAATAATGTTGAATGTTACATAAATCAAGGCAAAGCACATGGATTACTTGGACAAGACTTGAGTAGATTTAAAGAATTAGACATTTTGATTGTAGTTGATAGTCTTGATGGAGATATAACATCTTATAAAGACATTGCCGAATCTGGTGTTCAAATTATCGCATTAGATCACCATTTAATATCAGATAAGATTCCATATGATGATTATATTACACTAATTAGTTCACAAAGGAATTATGATAACAAAGAATTATCAGGATCAGGTGTTGTGTGGAAATTTTGCAAGTATTTAGACGAATATTTTATGGAAGATTTTGCTGATGAATATTTAGATTTAGCCGCTTGTGGCATTGTTGGGGATATGTGCGATGTTTCAGAAGATAGTATGGAAAATAGATATATTATTTCAAAAGGGTTAAGTAAAATTTGCAATCCAGCAATAAAAAAAATAGTTGGTAGTTTCCCATTTAATAGTACAGCAATCTCATTTAGCCTTGCTCCACTTGTCAACGCGGCAAATAGAGTAAGTAAAAATGAATATGCTATGAATGCATTTTTAGCAGATGACAACAAAGAAGTTTTAGCTTGCGTTAAGCAACTAAAATTATGTAAAGAAGAACAAAATGATGAAGTCACATCGTTAATGCCAGACATTATTGAACAATCAATTTCACAAATAGATGAAAAACTAATATGTGTATTTATCAATCCTAAAGCAAGTATTTCTGGTTTGATAGGAAATAAATTGCTTGAAAAATATCAAAGACCAATATTGGTTTTGAATCGTAAAGAGATTGATGGCAAAAATTATTGTGCTGGTTCTGCCAGAGCAATAGGAGTAGAAAACTTTAATGAAATGTGTAATGAAACTTTATTATGTAAAGCAGAAGGTCATGAAAATGCACATGGTGCAAAAGTATTAGAGAATGATTTTGAAGAGTTTACAAAGAGAATAAAGGATTCATTGAAGGATATTGTTTTTGAAGTAAACACTTTGATAGATGTAGAATTAAACTTTGAAGATATAAATAGAGATTTGATAGACAAGATAATGGAGATTGATAGAATTTCTGGTAAAGGATTTAGACGAATTACTGCAAGAGTTCCAAATATTACAGAGTATGAAATAGGAAATATGTCAAAAGGAAAACATCTTACAATAAAGCCAACGGATTATTTCATGTTTATAAAATGGAATTGGAGTGGAGATTTTGACGATATGGAAGAAAATTCTTTACTAGAAGAACCTATCTCATTTGTAGGCAATTTAGAAAGTGGGTGGTTAGGAAGAAAATTCACACTAAAAATGATATGTAATGAAATAAATGTGGGTGAGAATGAATGAGAGAGTTAATCGGAAGCATTATAAAGAACCTTAAATTCACATTTCCATATACGGTTGATGATTACTTAGAAAATTTATATTTAGAAAACTATCATAAACATACGGATTTTTCAAACTCGTCAACACCAGATTGTGCAGAGTATATTGAAAATTATGTAAAACAAGTTAAAAATTTTGGTGCCAAATGTTTGTACTCAGGAGAGCATGGATCGCAAGGAAACCATTTATATGTATATAAAATTGCTGAAGCACAAGAATTGAAGTATAGACATTCAGCAGAAGTATATTGGGTAAAAGACAGGTTTGAAAAAGATAGTAAAAATTGCCATATGATGTTGATTGCTAAGAATAAAGAAGGAAGAGATGATATTAATTATATTATCTCTATGGCAAATATTGATGGATATTATCACAAGCCTAGAATTGACTTAGATTTGCTGTTAAGTGTACCTAAAGACAATATTATTGTAACGTCAGCCTGTGTAGCTGGGTGGAAATATGATGATGCAGAAGATATTTGGATAAAAATACATAATTATTTTGGAGATAACTTTTTCTTAGAATTGCAGTATCATCAGACGCAGATGCAAAAAGATTTAAACAAAAGAATACTTGCAATTGCAAAAAATAATGATATGCAAATAATCTGCGGTCTTGATAGTCATTTTGTTAGACCAGAAAATGAAATCAAAAGAGATCAAATATTAAAATATAAAGGTATTCAATATGAAAATGAGGATGGATGGTACTTAGATTATCCAAATACTAAGGAAGTAATTAACAGATTTCAAAAACAAGGGATTTTATCTGATATAGAAATTATGACTGCTATTATGAATACGAATGTATTTGTCAATGAATGTAGAGAAATTGTTATTGATAAAGGATTCAAAATACCTAGTGTACATAAGAATAAAACGAATAAAGAAAAATGTGATTTCTATAAACATATTTTAAATATTGAATATGCTAAAGAAAAACTTAAATCAAAAGAAAAAATAAAAGGTATCAGATATGAAGTAAATGAAGTTATTAAATCGGATGTTGTTGATTATTTCTTGACAAGTAAGGCAATCGTGGATGATGCAGTAAATAATGAAGGAGGAATATTAACTACCACATCCAGAGGTAGTGCAGCATCCTTTGTTACAAATAAACTGTTAGGATTGACAACAGTAGATAGATTTAATTCAGATATACCAATCTATCCAGAAAGATTTTTAACATCAGAACGTGTACTATCTGGTCAAATGCCAGATATTGATTTAAACGTAGCAATTCAAGAACCATTTGTTAAATCAGCAAAAAAACTACTTGGTGAACATGGATGCTATCCACTAATGTCTTTAAGTAAATTAAAAGAGAAAGCTGCTTGGCAATTATATTCAGGAGCAAGCGATGTGGATATACACGACTCAAACCAAATATCAAAATACCTTGACAATTATAATAAAGCATTAAAATATGCAGAAGATGAAGAAAGAGAATTAATTAACGTAGAAGATTTTATACCAGATGAATATTTAGAATTATACAAACAAAGTCTTGAATATCAAGGAATCACAATAAATCTTATTGGTCATCCTTGTGGTCATTTAATATTTGATGGGGACATAAGAAGAGAAATTGGATTGATTAGTGCTGTATCCGAAACAACAAAAAAGAGGATATTATGTGCCTGTGTTGAGGGAGATTTGCTTGATGAATTTGGGTATGTTAAAGAAGATTTCCTTATTGTAGATAGTGTTCATCTAACACATAAGTTTTTCCATGAAGGACTTGGAATAAAAGTACCAACATTTGATGAGTTAAGAGAAATGATTAAGGATGATAAAAAAACTTGGGAAATATACGAGAAAGGAATAACTTGTTGTGTCAATCAGTGTGAAAAAGAAGCGACTGCAAACAAAGGTAGAAGATATAAACCTAAAAATTTAGCTGAATTATCTGCATTTATTGCTGGTATTCGCCCAGGCTTTGCATCACTATTAAACACATTCTTAAATCGAGAAGAATATACAACAGGTGAGAAAAGAATTGATGCTCTATTAGAAGATAGCTCTAATTTTATGATTTACCAAGAATCAATTATGAAAATATTGGGATTTTTAGATGTTTCAATGGGAGACACATATGGAGTAATAAAATCTATTTCTAAGAAAAAACTAAAAGGAGAAAAGAAAGAAGAATTATTGAAGCAACTAAAAAATAGTTGGGAAGATAAACTTGGTAATATTAACAACTTTGACAACGTATGGAATGTAATAGAAGATAGTGCAAGATATGCGTTCAATTCGCCCCATGCTTACAGTATGGGTGGAGATTCAGCCTATCAAGCATGGTTTAAAGCACATCATACTCAAAAATTCTATGAAATTGCAATAAATCATTATCAATCAAAAAATAAAAAAGATAAGATCAATGCTCTTATCAAAGAATCAATGAAGTTCTATTCTTATAGATTAGGAGATTATGAATTTGGTAAAGACAATAGAAAAGTAAGTATTGAAGGACTGGTAATTTATCCTAACTTGTCTAGTATAAAAAGTTTTGGAGAAAAGGTTGCAGAGGAATTATATGAAATAGGGAAAACTAAATATGATAAATTTGTAGAAATCTTAGAAGCCATAGAAATATCATCAATAAATAAAACGATAGTAGACAAACTTATTAAGCTAAACTATTTCAACGCATATGGAGATGTGAATACATTGCTTGAAACAACAAAGTTATATGAATTGTTACATGGGAAAAAGGAAATATCAAAAGCTAAACTGATAGAAAATAATATTGACGTTGATATGGTTATTGGACTTGGACATGAAACAGCCAAGAAGATCAATAAGTTAGATACTGACACTTTGTTAAAGAAATTGATTACTGAAATACCGTACAGAGAACTTACGATTAGAGAAAAATTAGATAATCAAAGAGAAATACTTGGAATTGTTTCAGTTGTTGATTCAAACATAAATAAAAGACTCTATTATATATCTGAATTAGACGTAAAGAAATCAATAGTAAATATTTCTGCTTATGAAATACATAGTGGAAAGACAAGACAATTGAAAATGTGGGCAAATCAATACAATAAACTCCCATTCGCATTAGGGGATATATTATATATCTCATCAATTGACAAAAAAAATAAGAGAGAGCCAAATGGTAGCATGGATGATTCTGGTAAAAAAATATGGGTTGATATACCAGATAAATTTGAGTACTGGTTGAATAGATTTACTATCCAAGAAGATATAGATGAGAGGTGATATATAATTTTAGATACGTTTAAATATACTGACAAAGAAATAGATGAAATCATATCTTCAATAGTAATTTTGATTGACACTCGTGAAAAAGTAAATGAGCATATTATAGATTATTTTGATAGAAAAAATATTAAGTATAAGAAAAAAGCATTAGACTATGGAGATTATTCTTTCATGATACCGAAGAATGAACAATTGTCAATTCCAAGAGATTTATATTTTATGAAAAAGATTGTCATTGAAAGAAAAGCAAACCTTGAAGAAATTAGTAATAATCTTACAAAAGAAAGAGATAGATTTGAAAAAGAATTGAGCCTTGCACCCAAAGAAAAAGTTGTACTAATTGAAAATGCTGATTATTCAGATATTTCAAAAGGAAACTATAACACTAAATATAATAAAAAATCATTTTGGGCAAGTATACATTCCATGTGGTTTAAATACAGCGTGCCATTCATATTCATGCCAGATAACAAATATTCTGGATTGTTTATAAAAGGATATTTTGAGTATTATTTCAAGAATTATATCAAATAAAATCGAATATTTATCATGTATAGGATTAAACGGAGGAGATTAAAAATGGGAGAATTATTGTTGACGAAAGAAGAGTTTATAAAAATATTAAATCGTTTAGAAAAGGCAACTGAAATTCAAGATAAAGTAAGTAGTATTTTTCGTAGCAGTACGGAGAACATTGAAAATGATTTTATGAATGCAGGCAGTTTACAAATTTCACATGAATCAGTGGTTATAGATTTATTAGAAAAAATATTTGGAGATGAATATTTTAACAATATTAGTTACTTCATCTATGACTTAAATTATGGAAAGGAATATGAACCAAATTCGATAACAGATGAAGATGGAGACGCAATTGATTTTAGCACAGCAGAAAAATTATATGACTATTTGGTAGAGTGCAAAATGAAGGATTGATAATGTACATGACAAAATTACATAAATAGAGAGGGGTAAAGAGGTTTGGTCGACCAATTAAACGTGCGTTTACTCCTGTGAATTGAATGGAAAATACATATATTAAAAGTCCACTAAACTATGTTGGTGGTAAATACAAATTGTTAAAAGATATCGTACCAATGTTCCCAGAAAAGATAAATATGTTTGTTGACTTATTTGGTGGTGGTTTTAATGTCGGCATTAATGTAAATGCAGAATATGTTGTTTACAATGAATTGTGTAATCAAGTCGTAGAACTTATGGAATACTTTAAAGATAAACAAATAGATGAATTATTGAATGAAATTGACTTGATCATCAAAACGTATGATTTATCAAAAGAAAACAAAGATGGCTTTCTTAAATTAAGAGATGATTATAATAAGAAACCTAATCCAATTGCATTTTATACTATGATATGTTATGCGTTTAATTATCAGATTAGATTCAATCAACAAGGAAAATATAATATGCCTTTTGGTAAAAATAGAAGTAGTTTTAATCCTTCGTTAAGAGAAAAAATGATTCGATTTGTCAACAGATTACATTCTATTGATTGCTCATTTATGAATACAGATTTCATAAATTTTGATTTTACAGATTTTACTTCGGAAGATTTAGTGTATTGTGATCCGCCATATTTTAATAGCGTTGCTTCTTATAACGAGCAAGGTGGGTGGACAGAAGATAAGGAGAAATCACTGCTTAATATACTTGATTTATTGAACGAAAAAGGAGTTCGATTTGCACTTTCCAACAATTTAAAATATAAAAATCCGATACTAGACAAATGGAAAAATAAATATAAAGTTCATTACATAAATGCAAATTATAATAACTGCAACTATCAGAAAAAAGATAATAGTAAGGACATTGAGGTTCTAATTACAAATTATTAAATATCACACGATAAAAGAGATATTTGAAGTGTAAAACTAAACTAATAAAACACTAGAAAAGGAGACAGAGTTCCTTGCAAGGGTAAATGACTGGTCTATCTCCGAAGTGAATTGTATGAAATATGTAGGAAGCAAGAATAGATTATCAAAAGAATTAGCCCCAATTATTCAAAAATGTATAAATGATAATGATATAGAGATGTATTACGAACCTTTTGTAGGCGGAGCAAATTTAATAGACAAAATCAAGTGCAATAAAAGAATTGGAAATGATATACATAAAGAATTAATATCATTATTTAAACAATTACAGACAGGTTGGAAACCTCCATTACACATATCTGAAGACGAATATAATAAAGTAAAGAACAATAAAGAAAATTATCCAGATTATTATATAGGACTTGTTGGGTTTAATGCAACTTTTGGTTCTAAATATTTTGGTGGTTATGCTAGAGGTTTTAAAGCAGACAAAACAACTCCACGAGATATACCAAATGAGGCAATAAGAAATTTAATTCAGCAAATTCCGAATATAATTGATGTTCAATTTACTAATAAAAATTACTTAGACATTGATTGTTCTGAATTAAGAAATGCTGCGATTTATTGTGATCCGCCATACCAAGGTACAACAAAATATTCTACTAGCTCTTTTAATTATGAAGAATTTTGGAATTGGGTTAGAAAAATGAGCAAAAGCAACTTTGTATTTGTCAGTGAATATAATGCACCAGATGATTTTGAATGTATATGGTCTAAGTCTGTTACAACAAGTTTAAAAGTACATAAACATGAAAATAGAGTTGAAAAGTTATTTACATATAAAAACAACAATTAAAACTTACTTTTTATTGGCACGATACAAAACTAAACAAAGAATAGGAGAAGAATATATGGCACAATTACAATATAAATTTAATAAGAATGATGAATATTACACCCCAGAATACGCAGTATTTCCAATTATGAGTAGGTTAAAAGACGAAAGTACAATTTGGTGTCCGTTTGACGAAGATAATAGTAAGTATGTAAAAGTATTAAAAGAAAATGGATTTAAAGTGATCAATACACATATTTCAAAAGGTGAAGATTTCTTTAAAATTGAAATCCCAGAATGTGATTACATAATTTCAAATCCACCATATAGTTTAAAAGGTGAAATATTTAAACGATTATACGAAATAGGAAAACCATTTGCTATGTTAATTAATTTTCAAGGATTATTTGATCATAGAGAAAGATTTGAAATGTTTAAAACCAATCGTATTGAACTCATGTATTTAAGTCCAAGAGTAAGTTATATCAAACCAGATAATCCAAATTCCACTTCTGGAGTTCCATTCCAGTCAGGATATGCTTGTAGTGACATACTTGAAAACCAGTTAGAATTTGAAAAAATATATAAAAAATAGACAATTAGAAGAAATGTTTGAAGTGAAAATAAAAAGGAGGTTTATATATGATGGATAACTGTGACAATGGGTGTGTAAATGTTGGGTCACTTTTAGAATACTTGAAATATGTGTATGAATATGTAGAATACGATGTATGGCATACTCAACCAGAACATTCTAAATATATATGTGATGGATTCAAACAAGCAATAAAAGCAATAAAAGAAAAATATGAAGATAACGAAGATGATTGTTAAAATACAGATTTTATCAGTATATTATTACGTTGTAAAAACAACAGAATTATTAGGAGGAATTGATATGAAGTTAAATGAAACAATTGAGATGATGAATAGTATTGATTATAAAGAGAGATTTAAAGCAGAATATTATCAGTTAAAAATTAGGTTTTGTGGACTTATGAATATGCTTGATGCGTGGAATAATGACAAACTTACCTTTGAGCCTACTTGTCCTAGAAGTACATATGATTTACAGCTTAGGGCAATGAGAGATTATATGTCAATTATAGAAATGAGAGCAGTAATGGAACATATTGACCTCGACACTTCATTTACGGCGGTTTAAATAAATCATAAATAAAAATAAGGAGGATAAATAAATGGAAAGAGTTATTGAAATTTTTAAAGAAATACAGGATACAAGTGGTAAAAATGATAAAATTGCGATTATTAAAAATAATGCAGAAAATGAGTTATTTAAAAAATGTCTAGTGTTTTTGTTAGATGACAATATTGTTACGGGAATTAGTAAAAAGAAACTATCGAAGAATATTAAAACAAAACCTGAAAGCATATTTCGTAGTTCTACTTGGAAATGGTGTATGGACTATCTTAAAATTCATAATACAGGTACAGATGCTGATATTTATTGGTTACAAGAATTTGTTAATTATCGCAAAGAAGAACACAAAGAATTTTATTCTCAAATGATTACAAAAAGTTTGAAATTAGGATGTGATAGTAAATCTGTAAACAAAGCACTTCCAAATTTAATTAGAACTTGGGATGTTCAACTTGGATCACCATATGATAAATTAAAATTGAAGAAAGATGAATATTTTTACTTGTCTCAAAAACTAAATGGTAATCGGTGTTCTTTTTATAACGGGAAACTGGTTAGTAGACAAGGAAAAGAATTTACTGGATTAAACCATATTTTAAATGATATAAATAAAAGTAATTTGCAACATTATTTTATTGATGGTGAACTAATTCGCAAAAATACAGATAATATTTCAGATGGTGAAAATTTCAGAATTGGTACAGGAATTATAAATTCAGATGATGAAAGAAAAGAAGAAATTAAACTTGTAATTTTTGATGTTTTCCCATCGAAAGAATTGCTTAATAAAGAATCAGATAAGATATATAAAGATAGAAAACAATATTTAGACGGTATTAAAGTTTTGATTGACTTACATAAGTTAAAAAATATTGAAGTTGTTACCATGTTATATGAAGGAAATGAACAATGTAAAATTGATGAATGGTTGCAATATGCGGTAGACAATGATTTCGAGGGGATTATGCTCAACAAAAATTCTACCTATAAATGTAAGAGAACGACAGATTTAATTAAAATCAAACGGTTCTATACAATGGATTTAAGAGTAGTAGATGCAGTTGAAGGTGACGGTAGATTAAAAGGTACTCTTGGTGCATTAGTAGTTGAATACAAAGGTAATATAGTTAATGTGGGTAGTGGTTATAGTGACGAGCAACGCAATCAGATTTGGGATAATAGAGATTTTATCATCGGTCAAATTATCGAAGTAAAATATAAGGAGATTACCAGAGACAAAAATAGTGGATTGGAAAGTTTGCAGTTTCCTATATTTGTGAGAATTAGAGGAGATAAGACAGAGCCAAGTTATAATTAATAGGAGGATAAATTATGAATATTGAAGAAAAAATTTATGAAATTATTGAAAAGTATGATGGAACTGGTGAAATTGATGAATGTGTAGGAGAAATTGAAGAAATGCTCGACAACAACAAAGATGTTTTAAGATATAAAACTCATTCTGATACAGATGTATTTGATAGTTGTGGTTTAGATATCTTTTATATTAGCGTTTCTTATGTGGATAGAAATAACGATTTACAAATATGTGGAGACAGATTAACTAGTTGTTAAAAAGAATATTTGTAATTAGGAGGATATAAAAATGGGCAGTGATTTCAAAATAACTACTTTAGAAAGAAATGGAAAATGTGTTGGATGTGGAAAAGAAGTCAAACGCATCAATGAAACAGTAATAAGATTCTCGGCACATAAATCGCAAGTTTACGGATGTACTTTATGTTTTGATTGTGTTAAAAAATTAAACGATTTGATAACAGCAGAATAAAACTGAAAACGGATAACTAATAGGAGGATACGAATATGAAACTACTGATTAAAGAAAGAGGAACTGGGAAAACAACTGGACTTATTTACACAAGTGAAAGCACAGGATATCCAATCGTAGTACATGACAAGAATAGTGTTTCATGTGTGAAAAAACAAGCAAATGAAATGGGCTGCATTATTCCAGATCCAATTGTATTAAACGATTTACTTGGAAGTGATGTAAGTGGATCTATTAAACCAAATTGTGTCCTTGTAGATGAAGTTGGCTTTATTCTTGAGGATGCTTTAACAGAGTATCTAGGGGTTAAGATTGCGTGTGCAACGATGACAGACGATGTTAAAGAGATGGAGAGTATGAAAGCAAAATTAGACACTTTCTACTCAAAGAATCCTCTTGCACCAAGAATGTAGATTTATGATGGCTATAAAACTGGAATTTGATATGGAGTGGAATTGATGCCTAGGAATCCCTAGTATTCAAGGATTAAAAAGTCAAAATACACGATAAAATATTAGTTTTAACAAAATATAAAATAAATTTAAAAAACTAAACAAAAAGTTGTTGACAGGAATAAAGTGGTGTGTTATATTACTTCTAGGTGATAACGCACCACTTATTTTTTACTAACAAAAGACTAATAAAAAAGTTACTGGTCTTTAGCTCAGTTGGGAGAGCATCTACCTAATGAGTAGACGGTCATCGGTTCAAGTCCGATAAGACCCATAGAACCAAATCAAACATTATGAAAGGTGGAGGTAAAATGGTATATGTAATTACAGATGGGAAGAGCTATATTACATACAACGATAACAATGGACAAACTACAACATCAAAGAGAGAAGATGCAAAAGAATTTGGAGACAGGGTAAAAGCAAATAACTATATGAAGTGTTTGAAAAAGCAACTTAAAAAATTTCATTGGGAAGTAAAGGGTGTTGTTCCATCAAAAGAAAATGAGCCACATATAAATAGTGTGAAAGAGGTGAAAATTAAACAAAAGATTGTAACGAAAGAAATTAAACAAGTAAAAGAAGACATAGAAGTTGATGATTTGAACATAGTGACACTATTAAGTGATATTGCAAAAATACATATGACAATAGAAAATTTAGTAAAAACAAAAAGTGAAATGAATGAAAGTTTATCAACCATAGACAAAGAGATCTGTGACATAATGCATTATGCAGAATTCAACAATTTAAACGCTTGCAAAGGATTTAGAGTTTATAAAATGTTGCAATCAGCTAGAGTGAGAAGAAGAAAAATAAAAGACAAGCTAAGAATGATTGATATTTTAACAGAAAGTGGAGTTGAAAATTCTTTATCTGGTGATATTATGCCAAAATTAGAAGGACTAAAAAACAGAAATTACAGACCTAGAGTATTACTTGGATTATTTAATTAATAGGAGGATTTAAAATGAAAAGTGTATTTAGACAAAAGGAATATGAAAAAAGATATTATGTCAGTCTTAGAGATAATAAATATTTTACTTCTGGAACTGAAAGATTGGTACAATCTTGCAAAAGTAGCATTTGTTTAAGCGACAAAGAAGTTGGTTCATACGAAATCGAATTACCTAAACTAGAAGTAGGAGAAAAATTCTTTTTAAATGATGTCGTAAAAGAAGTCACTATTCAATCAGTATTAAGAAGTAGTGATGGATCAATTACATATTACATTGAAGATATTTTAATTGAAACAGAAGAAAGCAAAACATCTCTAAAAGAATCGAAAGAAGAATTACTCGAAACAAGAAAATTAACAGAAGAATTAAATAAAACAATAGGTCAAAATAGAAAAAATGAGGAACAATGTCATTTCTATAAAAATTCTTACCAAAGTTTAAAAGAAGAACATGAGCATTATGAGAAAACTCATCCATATAGACATAGATTTTTCAACAGAAAAAGGCATTATTTTTAAGTAAACGATAAAAGAACAGTTTGAACAGGAGGAATTAAAATGAAGAGAGAAGATAATAGTTTCCCTATTTATCGGATTTGGGGTATTTGGAATCAAAAAGACTATAAAAAAAATGGAACGGAAACTCAAACAATGTGTGAGCATGAATTAACGGGCTTAGAAATGAAAGAACTTTTGAATAAATTTAAGACAGATATTGAATTGAAATATGATGATGTTGAATGGATAGACGTAGGAATTAAATTTATTGAATGTGAAACATGGTGTCCTAAGTGGTTTAGTCACTTTACATATAATAAGTTTGATACTGATTCTGATGCAATAAATAGTTTGAATGATTTCATTGAAAGAAAAAAGAAATTAAATATCCAAAATGGACATCATGAGGAAGAAAATAATCCTAATAGTAATAAACCATTTTACTGTTTCATGGGAGCAACTGATTTATGGAGACAGGAAGTTTGCAATTGTGAACACTGTAAAAAAGGTGAATGGACTATTATTAACCATTGATAAAACAGGTATTTTAAAGGAGGGAATAAATGAAATACATAAAAGAAGAAGATTTATTTATTGGAAGAAAAGTTTGGGCTTGTGCATATGATGTTTGGCATTTTAGAGAAAAGAAACTATTATCTTGTAAACCAATACAGGGGCAAATTTGTGAAATCACTGGTCAATACAGTAAAATAGGATTTATACCTTTCAAAGGAATTAATACATTAAGAGCAAATTCAGCAGGAGTAAGTATTAAAGCACGGGAATATGCTGATACAAGCAGTGAATCTATTGAAATTTATAATGAATTAGTTCAAAAAAGAATTAACTTGTTGAACGATGTAATTTGTAAAACCAAATTTGATTTTATAGGAAATAAAAGTATATTGTAGATAAAACATTTATTTTAAGGTAAATTGGGATGGGGGGGGTAAATAGATGGAAATAACTAATTCAAAATTTACTAAAATATTAGGAATTATTAAAGATTATATAGAAGAAAAATACCAGATTGAAAATTTAATGCTCAACAAACATAGTGGATATCATATATCAGAACAAGGGAGTTTAACTTTTTATTTAAAACACAAGTATTATAACGTACCAATTAGGATAACCAAAGGAGATTTTCACATAGTTTGTATTGCTACGTTTAAAAAAAGAATAAGTGATAAAAGATGTGGAATATCTGGATTAGCACATGCTATTTGTTCAGTGGATTATAAAAAAGATATTAACGATAAGAATTCTTATTTAAAAAATTTAGACTTTAATGTAATAGATGGAATTTTAAATGACATATTACAAAATATGAAAGAAGATGGCACTTGGTACGATGAAAGTCAAATCTAAGACCGTAAATAAAACTCGAATTTTAAGTGTATGAAGGAGGAACATATGGAAAATAAATGGACGTTTAATGAATTAGCAGAAGGTATGTGGGATCATGATGAATTTGATAAAAAGGAACAGGCAGAAGGAGCAGCTAGAAAGTATTTTGATACAGAACAAGAAGTGTTTTATGTCGGTCAAATTAGATTAATTCCTTTACCAATCACACCAAATATTGAAAGTATTTTTGATGATTTAGATGAAGATTATGGAGTGGATATTGAAGACTATGATGATTATCTATTTGATGGAGTTACGAAAAATCAAGAAGATTGGTTAGAAAAGAAACTAGAAAAGTTAATGTCTGAATTTTATGAATTTGCCAAAATCAAAAGCAATAAATATTTAATTAAAAATATTTCTGAAATTAAATTATAAAAGGAGTGGTAAGTTGTTTGGATTAGATCAAGATGATATTTCATTTTTAAGAAATTTGCAACAAGAGTTAAAAACACAATCACATGATTCACAGGCTGAACCTAGATACTGGACAGTTTCAGAGACAAAAAGAATATACGGTATTGATGGAGATTACGGTTCAGATGGATGTGTATTGATTTGTAAGAAAATTGACGATGAGTATATGTATGACGATGATAGATTTGAAGATGCAAAAGAATACCTTATTGAAAACGAATATTTTACAGCAGAAGAAATGGAAGAAGTAACCGATATTGAAACACTATGCGATTTCTTAGAAAATGAAGGATATTATTGTGAATGGGGATATTACAAGATTGAAGAAAGTTTAGTATCAAATCAAACTGGATGCTTCTTAACTAAATCATGTTGTAAACGTCATATTGAATTAAATGACTATCATTATAGCAGTCCACATACATATGCTATGACTGCATGGAGAAATCCAGAGTTTGCAAGAGTGTTGAAAATATTAGAGAAACTTGCAATTGAGGAGGATAAATGAAAATTGAATTTAAGAACGGATCTGTAATAGAAACATTGGAATCGACAGAAAATAAACGTAGTAAACATAAAAGAATATATCCAATAGATTATATTTATGAATCTTATAATCTACACTGGTGGCAGAAATTATATATTGAATTTATATGTTATTTTGATGTGGTTCTTGGCAAATTAGGGGTGAGAAGATGAAAATTAAAATTGATTTATATGATGCCATATTAAAAACAATTCTGAATAATAATTGTAAATACGAAAAAGAAGAAGTTTTGACTGACGAAGAATATAAAGAACGTATGCAGGCTCTGTCTGATTTGTCACAATAGACTTAAAGTCGGTGTTTTAAAGTAGAGGAGAATATATGTTTACAGAGAATAAGAATTTTTACCCGACACCAGACGATTTAATAAAAAAGATGATAGAAAAAGTAAACTGGGAAAATGTGAACTACATGTTAGAACCGAGTGCTGGTAAAGGGGATATAATTAAATACACAAGAACACATTTATTGAACAGAAAAAAGGTATACAGATGTACAGATAAACAAGGGAACATACAAGAAACGGAATATGATGATGCAAAACGTATCAATGTGGACTGTATCGAGCTTGACATGAACCTGAGAGCCATATTAAAAGATTCTGGCAATATTCTTATAGGAGATGATTTTCTTAGGTATACGGGATTTACGAAATATGACTTGATTATGATGAATCCACCATTCGATAATGGTGATAAACACCTTTTGAAAGCAATGCAAGTCATGAAAAATGGTGGTCAAATAGTCTGTATACTTAATTCAGAAACTATTGATAATCCATACACAAACATAAGAAGAGAATTGCTGTATCAGTTAGAGGAACTTCATGCAGACATAGAATACATAGAAGATGGATTTACGGATGCAGAAAGAAGTACG